TGCTTTGCAGGACAAGTACGAGACCTACATTTTAAGTACACCACCTTGGAGCAATCCTGATGCATGGGCCGAGAAAAGAGTTTGGGTAGAAACACATTTAGGTAAATCTGCCAATAAGAAGCTTATCCTTTGCCATCACAAGGGATTGGTTAAGGGTGATTTTCTTATCGACGACAGAATTGCCAATGGTGTAGCTGATTTCGAGGGAGAACATATTCATTTCGGAACCGATCAATTTCCGGGATGGAAATCGGTATTGACTTACTTAGGTATAAAATAAAATGAGTGATCGATCCATCCATTGTCCAGTCTGCAAATCCAAACTAGAGGTAACCCACAGAGACCGTTACGAAGATATGAGCGAACACGTATCAAATCCAAACGGAACACCTTCTATGAAAGACGGTTACCAGTGCACTAACGTAGACTGGTGCGAAGCTTCGTATCTGAACTTCACATGGATAAAAGACGGAGATTGCTACACTAATCCTCCGGAGGGTGTTAGCTGGTCTGAAGCCAATCGACGTTTGGAGAAAGCTAGCGTTTCTGGTATGGGATTCGCTCTCAATTCATGGAATCATTATTACAATCTGGGAAAGAAAAAGATAGAAGAAAGGAAAATATCATTTCGCATAGGAAAATATAAGATTGACATAAAGCCTAAAGAGAAGGGTTACAAATATCCCGAGCATAAGCAATATATGCCAAGTACATTTCGCTGGAGATATGAGATATGGAAAGAGGCAGAGAATAGAAATGGTTGTTATACTTCGGTCATTCCGACACACAGAATGGTACTTCACTGCATCGGATCTTTCAAAAGATCATATAAATCTGCTATTTATAATCCAGAGAAAAATAAGAGCTCTATAAAGGATTGCATGGATAGAATAAATTGTACTCACTGGGGAACTAAGGATGATCGTACATTTGCTAAGATCTCTTCATTTCTGATAAGGGTAATGTATCATAGAAAATGTAAAAAAATTAAAGCAATTTCAATAAATTTAAAATAATTATGGGACCAAAAGGAAACGTCTGGATAAAGACAACATTCGAGGCCACTAAGATTTGGCCAAATCCCCAGTTCAATTTTTTGACAGGTGAGGAAATCAATCTGGAAAAAGAATATAAAGAGGCATTGGCTGGAAAGATGGTCACTGTTATGGACATTGCTAATGATGACAGTGGTTATTTAGTTCTGGGAAAGACCAAGGACGGCGGGGATTTTCTTTGGATGGTAGAGAAAGAAGACACCAGGGGATTTATTCCGATCATCAAAAAGAATGGCATTCTAATGCCAGCGGGGCTAAGCCCGATTGAAGAGTTTAAATACATGGCGGAGCATTACGCCAGAATGAGCGAAAATTTTAAAACAAAAGAATAATATGCCTTACATTATCATCGCAGTACTAAGTATCGTTTTAATCGCAGTGTGGTTACAAAACTTAAACGAGAAGGAAGAAGTAAAGAAAAGAAAAGCAGAGCAGGTTCCATACGATCCAAATTCTAAAGATCCCCGCCATCATTTCAGAGCAGCAGAAATCGCTTTGAGGGAAAACAAGGTCATGATCTGGCAGAAAGAGGATGGTGTATATGTTCGTCTGGCAGGAAATCCCAACGATGGGGAAGCTTTCCGATACGAATGGGGAAAAGTAATAGACTTCTCGAAAAATCCTAAAGATTCTACACAACCGAATTCTGATCTATGAAACTAATATTCTTAGATATAGACGGAGTTCTTAATTGCGAGAACGCTTACCGAAGAGGTGAGTGCCAATACCAGGAATGGATTTGGGAAGACGGTCGCAAGGATCACTATATCTGCTAAATCAACTCATTGATGCAACTGAAGCGAAAATCGTTATCTCATCTAGTTGGAGAACAAGTGGTATTGAATTTATGAAGAAAGTTTGGGAGCTTGAAGATATGCACGGTGAAATCATAGGGATCACCCCGTCAATGAGAACTTCGGGAATAAGTATTCCACGAGGAATGGAAATTCATTACTACTTAGAGCATGACTTGGGGTTCCGTCATATCAACTGGTCAGCTGACGAGCAACAAAAACTAATGGACAAGTCGGGCGTAGAAAACTACATTATCATTGATGATGACAGTGACATGCTATACGGGCAGCGTAATCACTTCGTCCACGTTCTACCTTCACCCAGAAACAAAGAAGGATTTAACCAGAAGTATTACAAAGAAGCTTTATCTAAATTAAGTAAAACAGTAACGGATCTAAATTATAAAAAATGAAAGACGCACTAGGCGATAGAATGAAAGATTTCTACGAAGACAGGACAAGAACAAAACTTCCGAGAAGAAGTTACACAATAATCAGAATCGACGGAAAGGCTTTCCATACTTACACAAGAGGTTTAGAAAGACCTTTTGATATGTGGCTCATGGAAGACATGGACGCAACTGCAGCTTACCTCTGTAAGAATATTCAGGGTGCTAAATTTGCATACGTTCAGTCAGATGAGATCTCAATTCTAATTACAGATTTTGATGATCTAGGAACACACGCTTGGTTTGATAACAATCTACAAAAGATGGCTTCAGTTTCTGCTTCAATGGCAACTGCCAGATTCAACCAACTTAGATTGATCAGGGAAGCTAAGAACGGGGGAGACTTAGTTAAATCACAGATCTCACAATTTCCGATGGCTATGTTTGACGCCAGGGTATTTCAAATTCCGTTTGCAGCTGAGGTTGAAAACTATTTCATCTGGAGACAGCAAGACGCTACAAGAAACTCTATCAGTTCAGCTGCACAAAGTGTTTATAGCTCTAAAGAATTACACGGGGTTAAGACTGACGGTATGCAGGAAATGCTCTTCCAAAAGGGGATCAACTGGAACGATTACAGTCCAAGAGAGAAAAGAGGATCTGTTATCAGAAAGGTAGAGAAACAATTTGTGAGGAGAGAAACAATGGCAGAGGTAACCGATACTACAGTAGTCATTCCTGAATCTGCTACCTATAAAAGAAATGTTTGGGAAGCAGATCCAGAAACACCAATCTTTACACAGAACAGAGAATATCTAAGATCTCTCTTTCCTAATTACGAACAACAAAAAGAGGAAGAAAATGTTTAGAGCAAAGTATGTAATAGTTGGAGGAAGCGCAATTGTTTTCTCAGCAGCGATCCAGCATAGCGAAATGGTTGGGTACAATCAAAAATGTGATGGAGCAGGCTTTGTTACGTTCTTCACCAAGGTGGATTCGTATGGGGATACTATCATCGCTGCCGATGCTTACGGAGAATCTGTTTCACTGGGTATAAAATCCAGAGGAGAAGAAGACTCTATAATTATCACAAGACAAATCTCAAATCCATTCGGATAATGCTTAAGATAAAGGATGCAAAATCGATAATTAGAGAAGTACCTATACTTGAGATAGGTGTTCCTAATAGTGTAGGAAACATTTATACCGAAAAATCAGTTACATCCATATTTAAGATTCTCGAAGAGAGAGAATACTTCTGCGGGGAATTAGTTGACTCGATGGAGCAATCTGGCGAGTACACTACCAGACTAGAAGAGGCTTCACATACAGTTCCCCACATGTTTATAGATGATAATTTTCTTGTTGCTGTTGTCAAATTCAGAATGACGAAAAACGGAAAGATCGCTTTAAAAATGTTCGAAGAGGGAATGGTAACAATTAGGCCCACTTTAAGGGGAAAGATTGACGAAGAAACAAAGGAGATTATTGTTAACGATGTTTTAGGCCTAGATCTCCTTCCTATTAACGACAAACTGCTGCAGAAAGAAATATCTTGGATTAACATTAAGTAAATTTTTTATCCCCGCACATTCCTCTTACTTTTACGAAAATAATTCGATGAAAAAGACAGAACTATTCAATAAAGGCCTACCAAAATGGCCAGCATTAGTGGTAAAGGGTAAACCTGTTACCGAAGATCAGGCTAAAGAAATAATCGTGCGAACGGACGGATTCTGTTTCAGCTGTAATGACAGGGAATGGGAGAATGATATCAATGAGATCATCTATGGGGTCAGAGGATCTACATTCGGTGATCTTGAGAAGTCTCTTAAAGAGAGACACAATATTGACGAGAAAGACTGGGCAGGATACTATGAGGTCAAGGACACATACACCGGAAAATACTCTGTTCTAGAGGGACTAAATTATCTCACAAATAGTAGAATAGCTTCTTCCTGGATCGGAGGACCTCACGGTTGGTGTGCTTGGAACGGTAGAATTGGTTGTTCGAATTACAACATCGGTAAATGGCCTTTAGTAGAGGCTGTTTACAACGAATGGGTTATTATAGCGGAAGCTTTCCCTTTCCTTGAACTTAAGTGTCAGCTTATGGATAGTGAGGCAGGGGAGAACGAAGAACCTAAACCTGTAGTTGAATACGAAATCAAAAACGGTAAGGTTAAGATCTATGAACCAAAAGATATTCTAGATTACCCTGTATTCGGAAGTGAAGATATGATCAGAAGATTCACTGATCCCCATGCAGAAAGAGGATGTAGTTCAAAAACACTTAAGGAAGCTTTTGAGTTCGTAGAGAAAAAAATGGAAATTGACAAACAAATCGAAAAGAAAGAAATATGGAAAGAGGTAAAATAATGGAAGATAGCTTAACCTACGAAGAGATCAGAGAACTCACCAATCCTATAATGGAGATGTGTGAGATCTATCAAAGAAGATCTCATAAGTTGGAAATGCTAGTTATCGATTACATCAAATGTAGTTGGTGGAATTTTCGTGCTAAGGTGAATTTAGAGAAAGAGATACTGAAAGCAATAACGGAAGCCAATCAAGATTCTAGATTGGATGGGATATTCGAAAAATTCGGACAAAAAATAAAGTAACTGGAGTAATCTACAAAAAGGATTAAGTGAACTGGAAAGACGAGAAAATGATGGACGGTGCAATAGTATTTATTTACTATTGCAATAAACTTCGGGAAGGTAAATTTCTTGAGGGTGGGCCTGTCATAACTCTATCCGCTTTTGATAGAGCAGTAGATCTGGTAGATTCGGGATTTAAAATAGGTGATGATTTTTGCATCGAATGTTGTATAGCACTTGAGATGGACGTCAGAATAGGCGAGTTGGTTATGAGCATGCAAGAATTAGGATTACCTGAGATGTTAAGAATATCAAAAGAAATTGAAGATAATAAATAAAAATCTCGTTGACACAGGTACGAGAAAAAGAAAATCCTGTAAAAAAACAATAATCTAAAAAAAAGAAAAATGGCAGACAAAATGCAAATGTTACTTTCCTATTCGTGGATGGTTATCCCAATCTTAGGAATTCTATTCTACAAATTCACTTTACGATTCTTCTTCGGAATGGTAATCATTCCAGAAGACAAGATCGGTTTAGTAACCAAAAAATTTGTTCTCTTCGGAGCAAACAAATCTCTACCTGACGGAAAAATCATCGCTCTAAACGGAGAGCCTGGTTTCCAAGCAGATACTCTAGCCCCTGGTTTATATTGGGGATATTGGGTTTGGCAGTATTCAATTGGACAAGCTGAACTAACTATAATTCCTAAAGGTAAAATTGGTTTACTCTCGGCTAAAGACGGTAAGCAATTGCCAACCGGTGCGATCTTAGCACGTCACGTAGAATGCGACAACTATCAAGATACTAGAGCATTCTTAACAAACGGAGGTCAAAGAGGTAAGCAAGTTGGATATCTTAATAACGGGGTTTATCGTATTAATCCTTACTTATTCGATTTAGCAATCTCTGACATCACCTACATTGAAGATGGTATGGTCGGCGTGGTAACCTCATTGGACGGTATTCCGTTAGACCAAGGTAACATCGCAGGTAATGCTATCGAGGGTCACAATAATTATCAGGACTTCGACAAATTTTTAGCTAACGGAGGGCAACGTGGTCTTCAAATCCAAGTCATTCAAGCTGGTAACTACTCATTAAACCCTTGGGCGGTTGAGATTGAGAAAGTTGAAATGACTAAAATTCCAATCGGTCACGTAGGTGTAATCATCTCTTTCGTAGGTAAGGAAGGACAAGACGTAACTGGAGACGGATTCAAACACGGAAATATCGTAAAGAAAGGAGAAAAAGGTGTTTGTATCACTCCGCTGGATCCAGGTAAATACGCAATCAATCCTTATACTCATAAGATTGAGGTTGTACCAACAACAAACCTTGTATTGAACTGGGCAAATGCTCGCACAGAATCACACAACCTTGATAAAGGACTAAGCACGATCACTGTACGTTCTAAAGACGGTTTCCCATTCAACTTAGACGTATCACAAATCATTCACATTCCTGCACCAGAGGCACCTAAAGTAATTGCCCGATTTGGTTCAATGCAGAATCTTGTATCGCAAGTTCTTGAGCCTACTATCGGTAACTACTTCCGTAACTCTGCTCAGGATTCAGATGTTATCTCGTTCTTGTCTACACGTCAAAAACGTCAGGATGCTGCAAAAGAATCTATCTCTAAAGTTCTTGAGATGTACAACGTTCACGCAGTTGACACATTGATTGGAGACATCACTCCTCCTGAGTCTTTAATGAAAACATTAACCGATCGTAAGATCGCTCAAGAGGAAGAGGTTACATTCGAAACTCAGCGTAAAGCTCAAGACCAACGTAAGACTTTAGAGTCTGCTAAGGCGCTGGCTGATATGCAAGGTCAAATGGTATCTGCACAACAATCGGTAGAGATTTCACAACGTGAAGCTGAGGCGGCAGTTAAGAGATCGGAAGGTGAGGCTAAGGCTATGGAACTTAAAGCTGGAGCTCAGGCAAAAGCTAAGAAGTTAATGGCTGAGGCAGATGCTGCTCAGATCAAATTAACAGGGGACGCAGAAGCATCTAAGATTGCTGCTATCGGTAAATCCACAGCAGAAGCTTACGAGCAACAGGTTAAAGCAATGGGAGCTGATAACTTCGGTAAATTAAAAGTTACTGAGATGATTGGTACAAACGGAATCAAAATCATTCCTGAAGTACTTATCTCAGGTAACGACGGAGGAAATGGTCCAATCAGCGGATTACTTGGTATGGAATTACTGAAACAAATTCAAGAGAAGTCTGATACAAAGGACGTAAAAACAAATATAAAAGATGCAGGAGATCAAAAATAGGATCTGTTGGAATAAGACAGATAAAGGTTCAGGTGAGATATTCTATTTAGCAATGGAGTACACCGGAAAGGATCGGGACGGAAATGATACTGTTTCGATGAAGACTCTGAGAAAATTCTTTGAGTTAGAAACTTACATGATTAAATCAAAGGTTTCTAAAGAGCAGATAGCAGATCTGGAAAAGCTACATTCGGTAGATCCCAAAGCTATGCTAATCTCTACTATGGAAGAGGAGGATAAAAGAGGTCAGGATAAGCTTATCTATAACATGATTAAGTATGCCGGAACTGTTAACGAAAAGATTGGATGGTCAACCATAGTTTTTAAAGCTAACGAATGGTTTGGATATCAGCCTAAGTTCAGGGTAAAAGAGGACTCGGACATATTCAGAAAGATAGTTTCCGTTTCTAATTTAATCCATAGGACAACGAGAAGATCAGATGCTGATTTTATTATAGTAGGACCTGCTATGGGAGCTAGAATAATGAATCTACCGCAATTCGTTTACAACGACCCAAATCAACCAGATCTAGATCGTAGTACAGGACTTATACATAAAGTTGGTAATCTCGGAAACAAATTCTCTGTAATAATCAATCCAATACTACATTGGAATGACGAGTCTATAGTTATAGGATCTAATACCTTTGAAGGACAGGAAGGAGTTTATCAGTATGAGATGGAACCAGAGGTAATTGAGACCGAGGGGATAAGTCCAACGAATTTTATGCCTGAGGTCATTCTCCACTACAAAAAAAGAATGGCTTTGGTAGCAACAGAAAATGCCCACTTAAAATACTATACTCTTAATACAACTACTAAAAGGCATAACATAGTAACTCATCTTATAGATAAGATCTTTAAGAAATAAATTAAAATGGGAGAACATAAAAAGTTTTCCCATTTTTGTTTTTTTCTTCCGGAGTTATTTATTAATATTGTAGAAATTACCTATATGAAAGTAATAATAGCAGGTAGCAGAGGATTCTCAGATTTCCAACTTCTTTACGCAAAGTGTGAGGAAGTACTGGCAAATGTCAGCGAAGCTGAGATTGTAAGCGGAACTGCTAGAGGAGCGGACAAGTTAGGTGAGCACTACGCCAGTTTAAAAGGCCATAGCGTGCGTCAATTCCCTGCTGACTGGGATAAACATGGTAAAGCAGCAGGATACATTAGAAACAAAGAAATGGCCGATTACGCAGATTGTCTAATAGCATTCTGGGACGGCGAATCAAGAGGTACAAAACATATGATAGATCTTGCAACGGAAAGAGGTCTATCGGTTCACATAATAAACTATTAAAAAATGAGTCATTTCATAGAACTTAAAAACGCATTCGGATCGGATAGAACAGTGGAGATTAACTCCATGTTCATAGAAAGCATGTGCCCGATGCAAAGAGGAGATAATTTTTTCACCCAAGTAACCACTTTCAGTGGTTCTAGATTTGAGGTCACTGAAACTCCTAAGGAAATCAAAAAATTGATGGAGACTAAAAAAATCAACTACTTCAATCAACAACCATGAGCAGATACACAATCAGAAAAGAAAACAAACAACTAACGTACGGTCATGACCATGCGTTAGGATATTTCTACGACATCACAGATCTAAACGAGCCAGAGGATTCACGAAATTATCTCATTGAAGAGAAAAGCTATTTTCTAAATGGACTAACCAGAAATGAATTTGCTTCGATCCTAAAAGAATGGGGAGCAAGAGAAACCCACATGATGGCATTAGCACTCGATCAACCATTTTAAAATACAACAGACATGGGACTAGATATTTCAGCTTACAGCAAAATCACCAAGACAACTAATCTCGACGAAGCAACTATTTTCGTTTACCGTGGAGAATATTACAACGACCAGGCTAAAGACATCGAGCAAGGAACTTACGTAGAATGTAGCGAATCTGAGAATATTGGATTTAGAGCAGGATCGTATTCGGGTTACAGCGTTTTTAGAAATCACTTAAGCGAAATGATACTAGGAGCAGATGCAAGAACAGTTTGGGCTGAAGAGGAGAAATATGTAGGAAAGCCTTTCTATGAGCTGATTAATTTCTCAGATTGTGAAGGTAACTTTGGTCCACAAGTTTCCGCTAAGCTCCATAAGGACTTTGTAGATCACAGAGAAGTTTTCCACGAAAAGATTAAAAATAAAAATCTGTATGAAGGCTATTATGAAAGTGTTTATGATAACTTCATGAAGGGATTTGAATTAGCTTCACGAGGAGGAATTCTTTCTTTCCATTAAACCGAAACGAATTATAAATTTCAGCATAAAATATAATCAATGAAGAACACAATCTTTTTTACCGTAATTTTTTTATGCCTTTTAGCAACTTCCTGCGTATCAGAAACAGGAAAGGCAATAGATAAGGCTGTCGACGGGGATGTTATAGTTTCAGGTAACGACACTTTTGACATAAAGGTTGACACTCATACAGTGATTAGCTCAGAGAGATTACCACCAAGAAATGTTATGGAAGAGGCATCTCCGGTTTGGCTAAACACTACAGATCTGGACAGCACATTCAAATCAAGAACCTACATACCTATCGGATCTACACAGGTATATAAAACAGCTAAAAGAAGAAAATAGATTATGGATTTTAAATTTGTAACAGTCTCTCTTGAAACAATTCTAGGCGAAAACGATGAGTTCGACAAATCTTTTTTTGCCTATCTTGAAGAATATTCTATATCACATAAAATCATAGACGAATCTGCAACCGAATGGCCTACGGTAGAATACACAGGCGGTCCTATATCAATAACAAACATGTTAAAGGAAAGGTTTGGAATGTCACAGGAAGAGATTGACGAATTATACCCAGAAATCAACAACACACAAAATGTATAAATCTAAGAAAGAAAAACCGATAGTATTAGAAGTTGATCAGATTTACCAGATCGACGGAAAGAAATATCTAGTTGATGAGACAACATTCAACAAAACGTACGTATGGATGCTAGATGAAAAAGGTGAACCCTACGGCAGAAGACGTATAATAGGTGGATTAAAGAGCAAAGAAATAATTAAGCTCTGATCTATCTAAGCTTGTCCATCTGGGCCTGTAGCTCGTCAGGCTGAGCAAGTTTACCTGTGGCTGTAGAGTGGGCGCCAGCTAATATACGAGCCATAAATCCTGCAGGTTTTGCTTTAAGATTTCCCAGTTCTTCTTCGTATCCGCTAACAACCTGATCCGAAGGAGAAGAATTTAGGGGAGATAAAGGTATTTTAGATTTATCGATAGCGGCAGCAAATTCTCTTTCGAACTCAGGAGTTCTATCATTTTTGAAATAATCTATAAATCCAACTAGCTCAGCGCTATCAATTTTTCTTCTATTAACACCTACCCTATCACCCTCTCCAGATTTCTGGTCATTGGTATTACCCTCGACAGTTACAAATTCTCTTCTGGCAACATCTACGCTTAATACTATACCGGTGTGGCCCAATCCTTTACCTTTTCGAGTCATTATAAATATTTGTCCAGGTTTTATTAAACTTGGATTTGCTTTCGCATTTTTTATATCTATTTTTGCGGTACGGTCTGAAGAATCCCACATGTTCATAACACCACCAGTCTTAGGAAGTGGGTTAGCTATGTGAAGCCTTTTTGTTGCTTGATCGAATATGTAATAAACGAAAGCTGCACACCAGGGTAGGCCTGGTTTAAGACCAACTGAAGAAAGATATTGATTTACCATTCTTCCAGTGTTGGAACCTTTAGGCTCTTCTTTTATATCTTTATTTCCTGCTATTACTCCAGCAAAAACGTCACCTGCTTGGCCTGGATCTGTGAGATCTATTTGTGCTTCCTTTATGAAGTCTTCGAATAATTTAATTCTTTTCATGGCGTTTTTTATGAGAAATCTATTCTACTGGCTACAGTTTTATAGAGTTCTGTTATTATTCTTTCTAATATCTCTTCTTTATCTATCTCAGCATCAGAAACATCCAATGAATCTTCAACCAACTTTCCAGTAACAGTGAGTTCTGTTGAATATCTATCTTCATTCACCTCTAAAGTGGTATCAACACTATTGATATTGATCTTGATGTTTTCTGCAAAAACGTCAAATCTATTATGGGAAGAATCTATTGCTCTTTCTACTTCCTCTTTAGAAAATCTGGGTCCTTTAGATTCCGGATCTTGCTCCAAATTTCTTACTAACAATCTAGAGAATCCTGAAACATCAAAATTAAATTCAACGTGATCCAAGGAAGATTCTATGTCCAGAGATCCATATTTTAATGTCCACTCCAGTGTTACCTTTACATTGTCTTCGTCTACAGAATAATAATCAGATAGATCGTCTTCAACAGCTCGAAATGCGTTTTCCACATCATCCTTAGTGTATCCTTTGAGGTTAACCGCAGTTTCCTCATTAAGTCTACTCCTAAAATTATTAAATGATGTTACGCTTCCCATACTAATTATGCTCCTTGGTTATCGGAGAAAAATCCGCTAAGTTTAGTTAAGAAAGAAGATTTAGAAGTATCAGGCTTTAATTCGTTTGCTTCCACATCTTTATCTGTTAAACTACCAAGTAATCCAGGAATAGATTGAACCATCATCTTAGCAATGTTTGATGATTGCGACTTCATAGATTGAATAAATGTGGGATTTAATCCAGGTACGCTCGCCAATATTCCTTCTATTTTCTTCTGTAGGTAAGATGCTGCTGAATTGGGGTCAGTGTCTGACATTCTAGTTATTCTCTCGGCTTCACCTGATGCTAATACTGACTGAGCCATAAGACCTGCTATAAGCTTCATAGCATCGTCAGATACCCCTGACATGCTAAAATCTATTGTACCGAAAACTGGAGGAGCTACTTCTTCTCCTGCTGGTGCCGCTCCTGGCTGTGGGTTAAATAAGTTAAATTCTAATAAATGTTCCATGTTTTATATATCTGTTTTTTTAGTGTCCTCAGATTTTCCGGTCTTTTTAGCCGAGAATATCTTTTCGATAACGGTTAACCCTAATCCTCCTCCAGCAATTAGCGCTAAAGAATCGTACATAAATTCAGGTGTAACGAAGTCTTTAGCTTTGAAAGTAGCCACCCATGTTATAGCTATAATGTTAAAAAGGGTAAATAGGGCAGCAAATCTTTTGCTTGATGTGTCGCTTTGTCCTGAAAGAAGATCCATAAAGAATTTTTTCATAGTTGTTTTGGTTTTTCTTCTATATATCCTAGGGGGTTTGGGTAAAGAAGGGTGGATATATAAAGCATGAATCACATTTTAGAATACGAAATGCTCACGGAAGCATTAGACTGGAGGCAAAATGGGTGGGTTCTCATCAAGGGGGTTCCTCAAAATGATGGCAAATGCTACATTTTTGCTGCACAGATAAAGGAAATTCAGAACTTAGCCAGAACTAAAGTTGACGGAACACCTGGCATACCTGTTTGGATGTGCACTCTGTACCCTAAATTCTACGGTATAGGTCTAAGATCCGGTAAATTAGCTGCAAAAGAACTTTCTGCAGTTTCCGACGTTTATATGCAAAAATGGATTGGGTTAAACAATTACAGAGTTGGTTTAAACCACCACAAAACGATAGGATGGAGGGAAACTATTAAAGACACCTCTTTAGCAAATGTGTTATCAAACCAGGAATGGATAGCCAAAACAGATTGGGCTAAGTTTCCTGAATTACAATAATTACTTTTTAGGCTTAGTGAGGTCTGCAAGGATCCAACGATCTCTATCTTCTAAAGGGATTTCGGAAAGATCAGTATAAGGAATTCTTTCCAGCTCCAGATAATTCTTTATTATCCCGTCCAATTTCATAATCTCCTCTTTGTTGTGGTATCTTATACCATCGTTCTGATCATCTTCCTCGAGGAAGGGTGGAACGTAGTAGATCTTATGCCACTGGTTTAGAGACTTAAGTATTTCCTTCTGAAGATGATTTATCGTTGCGATATCCTTCAGACTTAGATTGTGACTGAATAAAGATCTGAAGTAAAAGTAGTTTAGGATAGAACTAGAATCACAGATGATGAATTCTTTAGACCCAACATACATTCTTTCTCTTCCCAGTTGCTGGTAGAATATTATGATCTGATCAGTAGGAGTATTAGGTATTCCCCACTCTGCAATGTAGTC